CGAGGAGGAGGAAGTCTCATGATCCTGATTTTAGAATTTCCTCCGAAAGAATTTTAAAGTTAGGTAAACGAGAGATTGTACTCCACCTTGATTTTTGGTTCAAGGTTAAGAAAACTCAAATAGGAGAATCCCCATGATCTCAATTGCCCTCTTTTTCTCGGCATTTTTAATTGTAATGTTTGGCATACTGGGATTTGTTTTTGGATGGTTTGGCAGAGAGTATTATGAAAATGCTACTCAAAGAAACAGACTCTCTGATCATCCAGAACTCTTTGATGATAATGGTAACCCAATTAATTCTGAACTGTACTCTGTACGATTTTTAGTAGATGAAGATGAAGAGGAGGATGACTAATGATCTTGGTTGATATGAATCAAACGATGATTTCTAATCTGATGGCACAGATGAAATCATCGGGAGAACTGAATGAGAACTTTATGAGACATATGGTATTGAACAGTATCAGGTCTTATGAGAAAAAGTTCTCTGCTGAATATGGTGAACTAATTCTTTGTTATGACTCTCGTAGGTATTGGCGTAGGCAATTTTTTCCATACTACAAACAAAATCGTAAAAAAGATCGTGAGAAATCTGGTCTTGATTGGGATAAAATTTTTGGTTGCCTTAACGAAATTCGTGATGAGATTAAAGAACTGTTCCCTTATAAGGTAATCGAAGTCGATGGAGCTGAAGCAGACGATATTATTTCTGTCATGTGTAAGCAGCATCATAAAGATGGACGTACTACGCCAGTACTAATTCTTTCTGGTGATAAGGATTTTGTGCAACTACAGAAGTATTCTTTTGTTCGTCAGTATAATCCTATTCTCAAAAAGTTTATTAGGTTTAGTCCTAAAGAGGTTAAAGAGTTTATTAATGAACATGTCGTGAAGGGTGACCGTTCTGATGGTATTCCTAACTTTCTGTCTCCTGATGATACTTTTATTACAGGTAAACGCCAGAGACCGTTGAGTAAAAAATTGATTGAACGATTTATGGTAAACGATGCTCAAGATCTATGTGATGATGAACAGTATAAAAACTTTAAGAGGAACAGAATTTTAATTGACTTTGATTACATTCCAGACTATATTGAGAACGATATCATCACCTACTATAACTCTCTAAATAGTGTGAAGAAATCAGTTCCTCTGGAATACTTCAGAAAATATCATCTGAATGATTTGATGACTGAATTTTGTTTTACGAATAGTAATTTACCCTGGCTTAAAAAATGAAACTGTTAATTTCTGAAATCCTGCAGAAGGTTAGTAATGCTAAAACCAAAGCAGAAAAAATTCAATTACTCAACGAGTATAAAAGTGATACATTGATCTCATTATTCATTTGGAATTTTGACGAGAGCGTGGTCTCTATGATCCCTGAAGGTCCCGTTCCCTACGAGAAGAACGATGCCCCTAAAGGAACTGAACACACCATGCTGGAGCACGAGGGGCGTCTTCTGTTCCATTTTGTGAAGGGTGGCAATAATAACCTTACTCAAATGCGTAGGGAGCAAATGTTTATTCAGATGCTTGAAGGACTTCATCAAGATGAGGCAGAAGTTGTTTGCCTTGTTAAGGATGGTGGTCTGGGCAAAAAATATAAAATTACTAGAAATGTAATTGCAGAAGCATACCCTGAAATCGTTTGGGGAGGTCGCTCTTGAGTATAAAAATCCTTCATCAAGATTGTGATCCTAATCTGGCAAACGATCGTGATTTACCTTATGATGCTTATCTAGTTCAATATGAAGATGATGATACTATAAAGTATGATATTACTCGTTGTAGCAAACGAGTAGAAATTTTTGATCATTACTGGGATAGATATCGTGAAGGATTAAAATCATTCAAACAATCCGAAGGAAGAGTTAATCCAAAACTCTACGGCAACCAACCACCCGAAGAAAAGAAAAAGAAGAAGTAACTATGCTCTCAACACAATATCGTCTGCGTCTAGAAGCAATCTGCGAAAAAATTGTTAATGGTGAACAAGTAGAATTATCTGAAATGATATGGGCAGAGAAACTTGCAAATGCAAATAGATCTGCTGCAACTATTTTGAGGCAAGCAAGACGCCGTGCTGCAAATCCTGACATGGAAGAGGGAGATCTAGATGATTTTCTAAATCAACTAGATATTGGTGGCATTGGTCACGAGGCAAAAGGTGTTCGCAGATTTGAAAGTGTAGATGATATTGTAGATTTCTTCAGTGAAGATAAACCTGATGATTGGCGTCAGAGAGATTAAATGGTAACAAATGTTACCAGAATATATACATATATAAAATACGTTCATTCGCTATTTGCGAATAGCGAACGGAAGTAAGCCGACTCGGAACGGAACGTTCATCTATGGAAGCACTCATTCTAACCTGTTTACAGGCACAACTGATTGTTTCGAGGGTAAATAATTACCCAAGTTTGACACCAAAAATTAGGAATGATTTAATCTGGGAGGTTAAACAAATGTCTCCCAAAGAGTGTAAAATAGACGCAAAAGCCGACTGAAGGAACGCAAATTTACTAACAGTAAAGGAGCAACCCTAATGTCACAAGCAACCTACAGAGGTTGTCAGTATAATACTGATGTACCTAAAGAAGAATATCGTAAGTGGTATTCACACACACATGCACCAGCACATCCCAATAACACCTATCGTGGTGTTGCTTACCGCCCCTGTAAAAACCAGGAGGTAGCACAATGAACTGGTTAAATCTTATTCGTAAACAAATTCAGAAGCAAAGAAAACTTCAAGAAGCTCAATATCATATGGCTACTTTGGGATGAAACTATTAGTTCAGATATTGGTTCTATTAAGAGTCATTACGAACGATGGTTTATTTTTAGAACAACGGAGATTTCCTCCTAAAAAACAACCTCCTGAAATTAGGAGAGTTGAAAGAAGAAAAGGTAAAAAAAATTTCAGGGGGTCTTGACAGACCCCCTTTTTCTTGCTATGATAACTCTGTCCAGATTCATATAAAGAATGTTAGCTAAGCTTATTTCAGTAACACCAAACGCTGAAAAACACATGGCGTACTGTGCTCGTGTGAGTAATCCTGCAAATCAAGAGAATGAAAAGTTCTCTGGTCTACTTAAATATTGCATTCAGCATCAACACTGGAGCATCTTTGAACAGGCAACAATGACTGTTGAGATTAATACTACTCGTGGTATTGCGGCTCAAATTCTTCGACACCGTTCATTTACATATCAAGAATTTTCGCAACGATATGCTGATACAAATCTTTTGTCCCAGCATATTCCTGTTCCTGAACTTCGTCGTCAGGATGATAAGAACCGTCAAAATTCTACCGATGATCTTGGTGGATATCTTAAACTTGTTCTTGAAGGAGAAATTCAAGAGCACTTTGCTAGAGCACAACAACTTTATAATCGTCTTCTAAATCAGGGCGTGGCAAAGGAATGTGCAAGGTTCGTACTCCCATTAGCAACGCCTACAAGACTTTATATGACAGGCTCTGTAAGGTCATGGATCCATTACATTGATCTTCGTTCTGCACATGGAACTCAAAAAGAACATATGGAAATTGCAGAAGCAATTCGTTGTATTTTTATCTGTCAATTCCCTGCTGTTTCTGAAGCACTTGGTTGGACCCGTAAAGAAGAATGTCCTGAATGTGTTGATGCCCCTTCTATTACTATCGAATAATTATGCCTACTTACGCTGTAATTAACACCAAAACTGGTGATAAACAAGAACTCTACATGTCCATGAAGGACTACGAACAATGGAGAAAAGATAATCCCGATTGGGATAAAGATTGGATGGCGGGTGTTGGAGGAACTATATATGGTGAACCCAAACAGTCGGATGGATTCAAAGAGGTGATGCAAAAAGTACAAAAAGCACACCCTAACGCAAACCTTTCTCGGTATACCTGATCTTATGGCAAGAAAAAGAGCACAAAATCCTGTTCCATTCGGAATGTCCAATAAACAAATGCAACGTAAAAAACCAATCAACCTTGATTATCTCAAGGATATCGAACCACTTACAGAGAATCAAGAAAAGTTCTTTCATGACTATAATCTTGATCAAAATGTTTTTGCCTATGGTGCCGCAGGTACAGGTAAAACTTTTATCGCTCTCTACCTTGCACTGAAAGATGTTCTCAATGAAAGAACTCCTTACGAGAAAATCTATATTGTTAGGTCTCTCGTTGCTACTCGTGAAATTGGTTTCCTTCCTGGTGATCATGAAGATAAGTCATCACTTTATCAAATTCCCTATAAGAATATGGTGAAGTACATGTTTGAGATGCCAGATGAGTCATCTTTTGAAATGCTATATGGCAATCTT